TGGGGATTAATCCATGATCAACATGTACTATTTGTAAGTAGTTCTCAGCAAAATATATTGGATCTCTGGCGCATCTTATAAATTCTTTGACTTGATCCTGCGTCCATTGTATCTGGACGCCTTTTCGTTTGAGTAGCTGGTTCCCGTTATAGGTTTGGCTAGCCAACTATGACAACGCCTTCTGCGATCAATCTTTCTCTGTTCGCCATATGCGCAGCTTGAACTTCTTCTTTACTTCCGCCGAAGTAACTAACCGCGTGGCCTTCTTCCACTAAAATCTCTGTTGCGGGTCTCCAGCTATCAGAGTTCACATCATACACATCGAAGTCGCCGAGGATACGGCCAAACTTTCCTTTCATGTCTTCGCCAGACTTACTTACCTGTGTCTTCAAAACAGCAGTTTTTCCGAGCAAAGATTTGAGACGAGCCTTAGCTGCCAGACCAAAAACCTTTTCTAATTTATCACTGGTGCGCGATTCTGGCGTATCAATTCCCATGATGCGAACTCGCTCGCCGCGAAGCCAAATACCAAACCCCAAATCAATATCAACATCAACTGTATCGCCATCAACAACCCTTACAACATTACATCTATAATCATACATTTTTTTCACCATTAATCAATTTTTGTAAATCGCTTGTGCTACCGACAAACAAAGCGTTTTGTATATTTGTTGGAGACTGGGGATCGTTATTTTCTTCTTCTCGCAGAGCCTTGACCTTTTTCTGAATATCCAAAAGGTCTTTATTCGCGTCAACTAGGGTCTTAGTGAGTTGTGAGACCACCTCAAACGCTCTTGGATGCTCGCTAGCCTTCGCTAACTGTAAAAGGTTATCAAGTGCATAGCTCCCCTTCTCTATAACAGAATACAAATTATCTCTGGCAAAATTGTAGTCTTTTGCTATATCGTCTGGGAGGGTTTCTGCTTTCTGTTCAAAATATGATGGGACAAGAGAATTATTCTCATCATCAACCAATTCAGATTCAACGTCAAATATATTATTCAAATTGTCCGTTACAATGTTTTTCATAATTAATGCTCATGGTTTTCTAAACCGTCGAAATAATCAGTACTATCAAACGCATAGCCATAAGTGGTATTTGCGCTAATGGTCGATGTGTCAATACTTGCTGAGGAATTCGCCGTTGGGGATCCGTTGGCTAAAAGTCCTGGGGTCAATACAATCTTCTTGTTTGGCCCTTCAGTTGCCGTAGGAACAAAGTCTCGACTTGGGATACCAATATCAACAACAGTTCTTTTTATGACACCCTTATTAGAAACTGGCCCGAAGATATAACCCTTGACCACAAACTGAAAAGAATATATAATAGCTCTACGAGTTTGAAAGTCTGCTTCGTATGTATCTTCGATAGTCATCCCATTCAATACAGTCGGAATATCGAAATACTGTCCAGTCTCAGGAACCAGCTTTACGCTGTGTGTAAATTCTGGCCTGAAGTAAGGTAGTATTTGTTCTACAACCTGCACAGCATCTTCATTATTGGCAAACATAGCCGATAACGTTATATTTATATCATATGGAACGGGAGTGTATTGTGAGGTCAAAGCATTAGCTGTAATGCCAAGGGAAGTATTTCTCTGCAACTTATTCAGTGTTCTAGTCGGAGCATAGGTCATGTCAGTTACTTCAAACGACATTCTCGGAAGCTGAGTTGCCACCGCTCTATCCAAATTTGGATCTTGACGAAGTCTAGCTAAGAACTTTTCCTTTGGACCATACGCAATGGGCACACGAATAGATTGAATTCTTGCGCCAGTTTTATCATATCGGCTGATGTCTATATCATTAAACATGGAACCGAACATAATAATATATTTGCGGATAACTCCGTGATTGTATGATGCGCCAAACATTACCAACTATCTCCTTCACTGAATGGATTAGTCTCGCTGAAGTCGATGAAGTCTATAGAGCTTGTCGAGAACTGTTCATTGTTAGCTGCCTTATCGGTATTCTCGACTCTAAAATCAGCACCATCTTGGGCAAGAGAAATACCGTCTTCTGTCACCAAAGAATTACCGTCTTCGTCGAGAAGCTGGAAGTCTGACATATCGCCAGAGTAGGCAACTTCAATAGAGTCGATGACATCAATACCAGTATTGAGCCTTTCGTGACTATATTCGAAGAGTTCGCACCGCAGGTCGTATGTTTGTAATCCACCCATTTGATAAAATATAGCTTCGTGTTCTACAAACTTGACTTCAAATATCTTATTATTGAGCGGGAAGTAAATCAAATCGCCCTCTGCCGGTCTGCCAACTTCTTCTGTGCTTTCCACAACAGAAACTTCTTCGCCAAACCTTCTTCTTGAAATAGTAAGAACCATCTCGTCTCTAATCTCAATATTGAACTTCGACAAGAAATCGCCTTCGCCCTCAAACCCATCAACCGACTTAATGTACATTTCAAGAAGGTGTGCTTGCTCAAACATTGATAAGGTATCCTCACCAAAAAGAACATCTTCATTCACCAGCGTGCGCGGCATATAATAGCAATCTACACCATAAATTTTGATCGACTCGATGATCAAATCTTCAATGAGATTTTGCTCTTGCGTAAACGCATAGTTGTTGAAAAACAGGTTTGTAGCCATAGTTTTAGCCTATCATATCCATCGCTGGCATAGAGAATTTTTTCTGGACTTCTTCTTCAAGCCTCAGGATTTCTTCTTGCGCTTCCGACCAGATAGTTTGGCCATTAAAAGTTATACCGCCAGGAAGCTGCATACCTTCAAACTTTTTCATATTTTCGCCCCACTGCCTCTTGATGAGAGCAGTTGCATATTGACGAAGCCACCAGTCTCCCCAAACAGAAGTGTTCTCATCTAAATCGAGAACCTGATAACACTCGACAATTATGTATTCGCCTACAGAAACGCGATTCCAATCCATATCAATATGAAGTTTATCAGTATGTCGATTGAATCGTAAAGGTTGTTTGCCGACAAGGATTTCTTCTAACAGAGAAATTCGCTCCATAGAAGCAACATAATGCTGTATTCTTTCACCAGCCCAATCATGAACTTCGTTTAAAGATATTTGGTAACGAAGGTTGAAAAGGTTGTTGGCTTGAAGGCCTGTGCCGATTGGAAATATATTGATGATGCCGATGATATCTTGCGGGACAGTGATATATTTATTTGTCTTATCGCCAGCAGTTACAAGATGCTTTAAGTATGTGCGCTCAGTTCCATCATAATGATAGTCGCGATAAAATTCTAGAGCGTCGTCAATACGATCATCAACTTGATCTTCGTCCACATTGATCTCGACTACAGGAGCGCCGAGTCTGCGGAGACAATATTTTTTGAGTTCGGTTCTTGTGGAAGGAGTTGCCATTTTAATAGTCTCAAATAGGGGTAATATTTAAGACTATTTATAAGTTTAAAATACCCTACTTGAACTGTCGACTTATTCCGCTAGCCAAGGGAGGGATGGCATATTGATAGGATTCGTCTGCACATCAATCTGCTCCTGTATACTAGCATCTACTTTAGCGGCATAGCTTTCCGTCATATTGGCCTGTACCCAATTGATTACATCGGCTTCAGTCAAATCGGCAAACTCAATGAAGGTTGAATCCGCATCTGTTTCTGTTGGTAAATCGCTCCTAGAAGAATACATACCGATTCGAAGAGCTTCGTCTTCTCCACGCTTTTCCCAACATACGCCAATAACAGTATCGGCATTTTCGCCGACTGTTTGAGTCTCAAGAGAAGTAATGCTCCAAGTATATGTAATTGCCATTTGATAATTAACCTTTGTTTGTATTGTCTATTTATAATAACTTATGCCTTTATTTATAAGATATCTCCAGGATACCTTGAACTCCACATAGTCAAACTGTACTTCACGCCCTTGATAAGTTCTAAACATTCGTGGCCATGCGTCACCATTCCTGGAAACATAATACATCTACCGACAGCAATATCTTTGTTACTGACACCCTGCCTATGGAATACCAAATCAGCTCCTTCATAATCATCATTCAATTTTACTGATCCAGTAACCAAACTCGCGTCTGTGTGGTGCGACAAACTTACTTGAGTATCGAGCGCATAGCGCATAACAAATGCGTCTCGAAGGCCATACATCGCCATCGGCTTCCAATAATTTTCGATGATAGGGTATAAGTTCTTTTCCCAATGCGCTTCTAGATCATCCCAAAGACCAAGCTCCTTCATGCGAATCTCTTGAGCTGGAAATTTGTCATATGATAAACTTCCCCAGCCGCCGTGTTTATCTGCTATAGCAATCATATCCTCGCATTGAGATTGCGTCATGAAATCTATAACAAACATATCCTTGTCTATAATGTCAATCCCTTTGTGAGCAGGCAGGTATAGGTCTGGTGCCCCTGATTTAATAGCAGTATCCAACTCGTCAAACTTCACTTTGGCCCTTTCGCCGCCGTTGCCGTGGTAGATAGAAGGGCAACAGTTTGTTATTGGGTTGTAGAAATTGCTGTTTTCATAAGAGATCGAATCCTCATTACATTGAAACAAGTATCCCTCATAATCCAATTTCACATCATACTTGCCTGAAAGAAATAACTTCTGATAAAATAGCTGATCGTCGCCATCATCCGAAACCTCTGAGTCATCGAGCATTCGAATCAACTCATCAACTTGACCGATGAAAGTTCCGCTATTCAAATATTGATATTTTGTTTTCAGATTATTAGGATGGTTGTGAAACTGCTCGGCTAATGAGGAATCTGGCCAAATATCTGCTTCAGCTGAGAACAATACTTTAGTGTTGAACCCCAAATATCGTGTGGTAATTTCAGCAATCCCAGCATTGTATAATACGTCATATGCGTCCGTAAAGAGAACTACATCGTTCCCAGGGAGCGTTTTCAGGTACTTTCGCAATAGATTGACCTTATGACCGCCTCCGATCCCAGTCATATCAGTACCTTTCCACTCAACACCGGTTCCAAGATTTTTCGGATATACACTATGCAATGCTGCTGAATCGTTCAGGGGAATACACTTCTTTCGGTCGGTGCCGATAGTGATTGGATGAACCTTGAAGTCTACAAAGTAATCGTCGTCGCCGAATGGCTCAACATCGGTCGAGAGAACATCACGGCCAGCTTGAAATGCGACATTAGTTTTGAGCGCTGCTACTTTTAAGTGTGGAATCATCCGCGGAACATACTCGTCAGCAGGAATGATATTCTGCAGAATATCAGTTCCTAACAGTATTTGCGCGCCTTCTGGAGTCAAGACATAAGCTGTCAAGTTATAAGGATATGCGGGAACTTCAAGAACATCATTGATCGGCCGAACCTTTTCGGGTTCGTTCTCGTTTCTTGATAGGTATATGAATTGGTAAGTGTCGGTGAGCGATTCGTAATACTGCTCGTCGAAATTAGAAGATACAATAGCGTCATCCTCAAAGATCATTACAGGTTCATTTAACTCGGCACACTCAACCCAAGCCTCTCTGTGAGACAATAAGCATGCGATTTCACCGGCTGTCATTTTTCTATTATGGAATGGGTCGCGCCAAAATAAATCAGGCTTTATTCTATTTTGATGCATATTTTCTATCGTGAGGCTTTGACCGTCGATAGCTTTGATCCAAGAGACGTCAGATAGAGAGTTTTTCTCAAGAAAATGTATCTTTCTATCTTGACGTCGATCTAGGTTTATCACCAACTTCTTCATAATGTAATCCAATTCAGTTATAACAATTGCTAATTATATACTATATAGGCGAAGAAGTAAAGCGAAAAAATGCCTTCGCCTGCCGTAGTGATGACGTTTCCTTAGGGGAATGTGGCCCCATTTACTGGGCTGTCTGTAAAATTTTATCCCTCTAAAAGAGCTGTGGGTGGTGTGAAGTTTGCGGTATATCGAGCTAAACCGTTAGATATCCTAAAGTCTGTCATATAGCCAAGCACTGAACCATTATCATTTCCACCTATGTCTATAGATGTTATTTCACTAATTGTCACTCCCCCACCGCTTATTACTAACGAACCATTTATATACAGACTCAAATTTGAGCTTGTTACTACAACAGCTATATGATACCATGTACCTGCTATTAAATTAGCATTATAATTAATACGTTGACTAGAGCCCGTCCACATTTGAACATTTTTGCCCTGTTGAAATATTCTGAAAGCGCTGCCCGTGGAACCTTGGGAGCAAATACATCTATAAGTGTTGCTAGTAACTTCACTAGGGTTTAACCAACATTCTACAGTGAAATCTCCGTTTTCGATAATTGGAGAGTTGCTTAACGCTCGTAAATAATCCCCCGTCCCATCAAAATA